AGAACGGCCGGGAATACCGCACGATGACAATGAGCGTGAGGACAGCCGGCGACGACAACGGGGAAATGATAGTGGAGGGCTATGCCACTACCTTCAACCAGCCCTATCTGCTGTATGACTGGAGAGACTATAAAGTCATGGAGCAGATCCACCCGGATGCCTTTAAGGACTGTGATATGACTGATGTAATCATGCAGTACGACCATGAGGGGCGAGTTTTCGCCCGGAACAAAAACGGCACCCTGACGCTGTCCGTTGATACCACCGGCCTTAAAGTGACCGCAGACCTGAGCGGGACAGACCT